AAAACTTCTCCGACGCTTGCGGTGCTTCCGGTGGAGACGGAATAGCGTTAAGGGTGGTAATGCTGCGCGAAGACAGCTGATACCCACGCTCCACATGGTCATACTTGCTCGCGTTGTAGCTAAGGCCTGTGATCGCATACAAGTGACCCTCTTTTTCCTGAACGGTCAACACGCGATACTGCTGCGTCTCAACAGCGTCCGTCTGAATCACCCAAACACTGTTTGCCTGCGGCTGCGTTGACCAGTTTTCATCGACAGTGATCAGCGTGCCAGTCCGACTAATGATGTTTTTCGTCTCAAGCGAACCGTCAGGCAGCATCACCGAAAGTGTTGCGTTATTGCTAGGCAGTCCAGTCTCGTCGTCAACGTTTATCGTGTTCGCTCCAGATGCAGCAATACGCCCACCTAGTCGGCTACCTGCACGCACTGGATCCTGTACGTCAATGACTGCGCCTGGGCGCACCAGTACGCCAGCCTCAATCGACGCGGTGAAGCTAATTACGTCGGTTTCGTACTGCTCTGAGTACAGAATCCACTGACCTAAACGGTTTGCTTGACCGCGTGAAGTGCAAGCAAAAGCTTTGATCTGGGTTGCGACCCAGCCGTACTTCTCAATGGCTGCGCGATCTTCGACAAGTTCGTAAGCTTGCTCCCTTGTCTCCAAGTCGAAATAGCTGACAACAGCAACCGTATGGCGGGTTTTCAGATCAGAACCCGCATAGCTAAACCCCGGCTCTATAACATTGGAGCGGTTGAACAGATACGTTGCGTCAGTCGGCTTGTCCTGCGTAAGCGTCAACGCACCAGTGGCCCAGAACGGTTGGGTGCGCATGACCGAGCACAGGTCATTAACTAACTTGTACGCCTCATACTGGTTTTGAATCAGGGCGTTACAGCTAAACCTTGCCTCCTGTCCACCAAATCCGTCATCGACTAAAGCGTTTGCATACTGGGACGCTGAATAAAACGCAAACTTGTCGAGCTGAGCTTCGGCAACGTGATCGCCAAAGCCATACCGCTTACTTATGAGCAGGTCGTACAGAATCCACGCAGGACAAGTCGTCCACTGCGCAGCGCCAAACGTTCCAGTCCAAACACCGCTGTACGTCAGCCGCCCAGTGTCCTGATCGACAGTTGCGTTATTAGGAATCTTGACCTTGACGCCACGGATGCGATACGCCCGTGAAGGAATGCTGTTGAACTGTTCAGCCTGAAAACGCAGTCCCGCCAGTGCGCTGTTGGGATACCTGAGCTTTTGATAAATCAGCTCTGTGTAAGCCGTAAAAATAGTTGGGTTGACATTGGTGTCAGTGCTATCGCCGCTTTGGCGCACCACACGCAAATCAACGGGAAACGCCCCGTCAATGTCGATTACATAATCACGCTCGTACTTATCAGCTGTTCTGCCGCTAATCGTTGCAGCCTTGACGGTTGTGTAGCCGCCACCGTTGTACTGAAGCTGAATATTGAAACTGACGCTTGTCCCCAAAATGTCGCCTTCATCGGTCCCGCGCTCCAGTCGGGGAACTGCAATGCTTACTCGTACAGCATCGACATTCGTGTCAGTTATTTGTCGAGTAACGGGCGTTGCCTGCTTGACTTCCGTGTTGACACTAAAGATATTCTCTGTCGCGTCAAAACGCTTGATGTACGTCTGAGAGTTGGTGCCGTACCTTGCGTCAACAGTGACGCCTTTGAAGTTGTAATCCGAATCCGACAGGTCGGTGACATCCGCTCCAGCACGTAGAACGGGTGTATTGCTCAGAAAAACGTCTTTGAGTAGAGCTTTGTTGTAGTTGTCGCTGCCACGGCTGTAGTCACGAGCAGAAGGGAATCCTTCAATCTCGCCTTCGCTCAACATGTCCAAAATGTTGGCAAAAGCCGTTGACGCCAGATTGTCTGGCTGACGAGTTGGCGTCCGAACAGCAGGTGGTGCTGCTTGTTGTTGCTGAATGAATAACGGTGCAGCCGCCTGTGACCGACCAGCACCACCAGCACCAACAATCTGCTTACGGTCTTTCTTGGCCATGATCAGATGTCGTCAACGTCGATGCCAGCTGAAATCACCACCGATCCAACAATCGTTTCCCCGTAAGCCACAGGGACAGGAGTGCCTTGGCGACTGGTGTTCTGGATCCCACTAAAGCTATAGGACTCTTGCGGATCCAGCTCTGTTGCTTGCGTTGATGTATTCCTGCTTCGAGCATTGCCTACCGATGCAGGACCAAAACTGCCAATCTGCGGTGTTGGCGTAAGCAGTTGCGAAACGCCACCAAGGATCAATGCCGTACCAATTGAACCGATTGCAACTGATGCTCCAGCGCCCAGCACAAAACTACCAGCAACCAAGCTGCCGCTAGCGCCAACAGTTCCGGTCAGTCCGGCTCCAAGACCTAAAAAGCCAGCACCTGCACCTGCAGTGGCGATGGCAAAAGCAACTAAAGCCACACCAGCCAAAATCTTTCCGGTGCTGCCGCCTGCGCCGCCAAGCACAGGTACAAACTTGATTGTTTGGCTAGCCGGATGATGGATCTGGTCTAAATCACTTTCGTAGTCATCAACAATGACCTTGTAGTGGCGCTCAGCCATGTGCTGCTCAAGGCCAGGAAAATTAGCAACAAGCATCCGAATTGCTTCGCCAGCACTGCTGACCTCAGCAACAAACCGCCGCTGGCCGACAAACTTCGCTAACGCCCCGTACAGCCTGACTTCACGCATCGTACCGAAGCACCTTCCCTGTGCATTTTAAGAGCCATTCGCCCAACAAATCACGGCTCGACAACCTGCCCCGCAAGTGATGCAGCACCATCTGATCGCCGATATACACACCCACATGGTTCAGCTTGTTTGACTCCACTGCCATCAACAGCGCATCGCCCTTCTGCATCTCCTCAGGCTTGACCTCCCTAAACCCAATCTCCTCCCAGCAATCGTCGAACATCGGCTGCTCGTTGAACTCCTCAGGCGTTGTTGGCCTGTCCCAATCCCTCAGCTCAATCCCCTGCTCTGCGTACCAGTCACGCACAAGCGTCCAACAATCAGTCACGCCCCACACCCATGACCGCCCAATCAATGGCGCTTTGTACCCTTCAGGATGACACTCGCCCCACGTCTCCAACTTTGGATTGACGATGTACCAAGGCAGCTCTGACTTCTCACACGCAATCCGATCCGCTTCACTGGGAATCGGCGGCGTAACAGGATGACTATGGATGACTGCTACGACTTCACCCTTGTCTTCAGCGGCAGCGTAATCGACTGGATCGAGTATGAAAAACTCGTTTCCCTCAGCCAAGTTTTTACATGGCCAATACCGCTCCCGCCCCTTAGCGACAATGAGCAAACCACATGATTCACGCGGATCTTCTGCCTTCGCGTGTTCCAGTGCTTTCGCTCTAGCCGCTGCCTTCATTGAAACGCGCCAATACCAGGGAATCCCCCAAAGGGTAGTTCGGCGCTAGTGCCAAACCTCGCCTGACAGCTACTTAGCTTTTTGCCACATACGTCGTCAGTAGAGTCAGCAACACCTTTGTCGTTTTCGTCAAAATAGCTAGTCCCGGCGTAGCCACACTCAGAGCCCCTATAAATCCACGGGCAGAGATTGGCACTGCATTGACGCTTTGGTGCGCGAACACCGGCTAGATCAAACGTTGCCGCCAGCTCAAACTCGACAAGGTTCCTGTCCTCAGAAACTTTTCGAGCGACATAGTAAATCTCGTCAGGAAACTTGCTGGTAGGGTCAGCTGTCCCAAAGGGATTGCTACTCTCGTCAGGAAAATTAGCGTCGTCGATATACCGCAACAACGTGCGGATCCTTGTCAGCTTCGCTCCAGTCAGGTCGTTGCCAGCCGTGGTCGTATTTACGTCCAACAAAATTGCCGTGATGCTGCCAAGCAAATTGGCGACACGGATTCGTGGTCGGGGAAGCGATCCACTCTCTGCGTTGTACTCAAATCCTTCTGCCTCAATCGGCAGAGCGCTGTATGTGTTGCCGTTCCAGATGACGTTGCCGTTGCCGTTATACGGGCTGGTCCCTGCGTGAAAACGGTAAGTATAGTCAACGCCATGGATTGACGCAGTAAGCACCAGCTCAAACAGCTCGATAATGCTGCTTGGGTTGACCTTCTGTAGCTCGGAAACAGGTACAGCCATCAGGGCTCAAATACTTGCTGGAACGTAGCGTTGATCGTTGCCCTGCCTACATACGGAATGGTTTTGCTCCATTCAGGGCAGACCCACTTGTAGGTATCGGTTTCGTCCAGTGGGGACCAGTCAAAGCTGGCAGCATCAGCAGCGCGTGCATCCAAAAACGTTTCGATCGTGTCTGCATCAGCTTCGGATACGTTCCAAGTCAGGTTCCACGTCTTGGGATTCATGTGATCTGGAATCCCGTAGGTCAGACGGGCTTGATAGCCGTCACCGAATTGCACAGCCCTGATTTTGGGACGGCTGGTTTTTTGTGCGCCGTAGGTGGGCGTGATTGAAGGGAAAGTAGCCATTACGCGAGCAATCCTCCAGGACGCTGTTGCTTGATCAGTTCTTGACGGATGGCGATACCAATCGCTTCGCCAAGCTGCTTCTGCTGGTTGCTGTCACCCTCAGCACTGCTGCCGGATGCATCCACATTAACCACAATGTTGCCAGCACTCATTGCGTGATTAGGAACGATATTTCCTTTCGCGCCAGGGACAAACAGTTCAGGACCGCGTTCGCCAACGATGTAAGGCATCCCACCAGAAACGGGGCCGCCTTTTGCCATTTCTGGAAGAGGAGGAAGAGCAGCGCCCGCGTTTCTTGCACCTTGAGCACCAAATTCTCCGTATCGAGCTTCCAGCGCTGTTGCATCGGTTGGATAGCTGACAGGACTCATCAGGGTCTTCATAAACTCAATCGCCTGCTCGATCACATAAATCTGAATTAGCTGGCGGGCAATGTCTTGCAGCACGTTTGCAGCAATGTCGCGCAATGCCATACCCCAATTCTCCGCCCCTGTAATAAGTAAGTCGAAAGATCGGGTCATACCTTGACCAAGAACATTTGAAATTTGATCTGCAAGCTGCAGCTGTTGCTGTAGTCCTTTATTTAGTTGATTCTGCTGTTTAATTTTGTTCTGCATTTCTTCAAAGGAACGCTTAGCTGCTTCTTTGTTGATCTGCTCGATGTCGTAAGCAAGCTGCAGTTTTTCTCGCTCAATTTCCAGATCTATGTTCGCTATTGATTGCAGCTTTTCCGCGTTTGGTACGTCGCTTGCTCGTACCTGTGCTTTTTCTTCGGCAAACTCTACTA